ACCAGCCCATGAAATTTAAAATCACTCCCCGTCATACCGATGGGTACTTGTACAATCTCACCACCCTCACTCACAAACCGATCCACCATCTCACTCAACTGCTGACTCAACTCTGACTTTGTCTCGCTCATTTATTTTATTCCTTTAAATTTTTTTTTCATTTTATCAAACCCAAACCCTCTAACTCAAAGAGGTAAAAGTAGAGGGTATATTTATATAGTTATATACCTCTCTTTAGAGAGTGTACCTACTGTACCTATGTACCACCCTTATAAATCAATGACTTAGCATACCGTAGGTACAAGGTACACGTAGGTACAGAGTGTACCTACCTGTACCTACCCTAAACCGCGCCACAGTAGGGGTTTCAGCAACGTAGGTACAATCACGCACTTTTTTTTGTACCTACCCTTTGTACCTACCTAGGTCAGTCGATACCGACCTAGAATTTACTTTAACTTTCCCTCCTAAGTGTCCTAAGCCCCGCCTATCCATCACCTGTTTTCCGCCTCAACATCCAGTATCACTTCGCCAAGTTCCTGTATGATCTGGGGTAACACAGCGTTGCCTAATCCTTTAAGTCGGTCCACCCGATTGGGTATCCCATGAGCCACTCTACCCACATCGGGTTCAGGCTTCCACTCAGCTTTCCCTCTGGGGTTTGATACCCTGACTTTGCCTCGACCGAGTCGCTCAGTGTGTTTGTCATTGGGTTGCGCCCCGACTTCTCCATCGCTTCTTTGCTCCGAGCGCCCTTGTACTCCCGACTTGTTGGGGTGGGCCACATCTTCACCTCTTTCGACAGGCTGTCCTGATTCGCTGTGTCCATGTTCTTCCAATCCGAACTCAGGGGTGTGTTCCACAGCCCCCCTCCCTTTTCTGTGTCCGATGATGAAGACTCGATCTCTTCGGTGTCGGGCATCGAGGGCACAAGCTGGAAGTACAAATGCTTGCGCGGCGTAACCCGCGTCTTCCAAGTCAAGAAGCACGTTGTCGAGTTCCATGCTGATGATCCCAGTAACATTCTCACCAAAGACCCAAGCGGGCTGTACTTCGCGTATGATTCGATACATTTCTTTCCAGAGTGCTCGGTCATCTTCCTCGCCTCTTCGTTCCCCGGCGACAGAATAGGGCTGGCAGGGAAATCCCCCGCAAACAAGCTCAACTGATCCTCGGTACTCATTTCCATCTAACTCCTTAATGTCATTGTGTATAGGCACATCAGGCCAGTGCCGCCTTAATACTTTCTTGCAGTACTCATCCTGTTCACAGAAAGCAACGGTCTTCATGCCCGCCCACTCAAGGCCGAGGCTGAATCCACCGATGCCACTGAATAAATCTAATACTTTCAAACTACCTCACTATGTAATGTGTGTGGTGATCGAGGGGATTGACGGCATGAAAAAGCCTATTGACCAAGGCTAAGCGGAACCGCGCTTCATCCCCCCTTTTTCTTTAAACTTCAAAACACCACGATGTTTCAAAGTAGGAATCGTGCGAGGTCACCACCCCCCACACGGTTTTCGCCGCATTCATTATCATCTCCATCATTCCAGATCGATCCGATTAATGTACTGTCGCCTAGGGGTTTGCCACTTTTTATCTTTAGCCATCTTAGTAATCTGGGCCTCGGTCGCGCTCAACCCACCAGGCATGTGAAACTTATTGCGGTCCTTACTGTCTTGCATAAACACATACCCACCGGTCATCAGGTTGTACCGTTTCATCGAGCTTGATGCTCTCGAAGGGAACCTTCTTGGCTCCCTTGTCTGTCTTGTCCACTGATTTATAGCCATCTCTGTACCTCTTGTAACATCCAACCCCCACGTTAAGTCCTAGTATTTTAAAATTGTTATGATTATAATCCGCGTGTTCATCACCCCTGAGATGGACTTCCCTTTTGCTTTGGGATTTCTCGGATTAGTCAATTTAGACTCCTGACTAGTCCGAGATTTTTTCATTCTATCTCCCACGGTTTCTGATTCGGATTGTTTTCTAGGTAATGCCAGACCGCCTTGCCCGGATCGGCATATGTCTTGACCACATCACCTAAGTATTTCTGTACATAACTCACTGCTTTCTTAGCGGCTTGTACACCATTAGGAAGCTTGGCTCTCTTGAGAGATTCTCTAGCCAGCATTTCTAATTCATTACGCTTGTAAAATGTAGTGAGGTTCATAGCACCCGCTACTATCTGGGCGATCTTCACCTCATCTTCTTCAGTCTGCTTCGCTTGTTTAGGAATATTGTGTCCAGTGAACTCATTCATCTTCCACAATCCCTCATTAAAATCAAAACGAGAAGTGTGCTCATCAGGTTCTTTAGCATTACGTGCCTCATAGAAGAACGATACATCGGGCCGCTCTCCCCCTAGCTTGATGCCGCTATCAAACCAACCAGCGAATGCTGAGCCACCCCTAGCAGACATAAAGGTTTTGTCATCCGCTCTTTCTTTCCCTGTGTGGTGAGCAATAATCACGCTAGTGTTATTCATTTCAATAAGAATATCGATACGGTCGAGCAGCTTATGTATCTCGCTGTTGTTGTTCTCTTCACCGTCAAAGAAGTTAATCACTGGGTCAATCATCACAATGTCTGGGTCATGAAACGCGATCTCATCAGAGATAGCTTGGATGTCTCCATCCCTCATGAGGTTCTTTCTCAATCGACCAGTAACAATCAGGTTGTCATAGCCCATGGGTATCAGGTCATCACTGGCAGCAAAGCGCCTGTAATACATTTCAATTCGTTGCTTGAGAAACTCTGCAATAATCTCTGCCTGTAGCCACATCACCTTGAGCGGCCTACTGAATGGCACATCAAGAAAGTCAGTACCCGTGGTCGCACCCGCTGCAAACCCACCAAGCCAGTTCGACTTACCAATCTTAGGCTTACCAAGTAACAGCACCCGACTGTTCTCAAAGATAAACTTATCTCCCCAGAACAACTCAATCTCACTGTCATCCAGATCAGTCCACTGTTTAGCAGAGAAAGGCTGCAACCCAAGCGGCCCTTCCTTTGGCGCATCCACTGTCTCAATCGGATCTTCCTGAGACTGTATGTCTTTCAGATCCTGACTGAGATCCACTTCCCATGTAGAGGTTTCCCACTTCATGATCCCAGATTCCACATCTTCTGGGTGCCGTTTGATGTGACCTGATGTAATGCTGATCACTGTGCGCGTGACCTCCATGAGATCCATGGGAGGGAAACAGGTTTGATTCCAGTCCTGTGCCTTGATGAGCACCTCCCTCATCCCCCATCCTTCCTTCACCCACTTGCCCACCAGCCTAGCTAATGTGTCATTACGAGTTCCAGGTTCAACAGGATCCTCTGTTAGTTTCTCCCTGACTAGGTTTTCCACTGTCGAATCTGTGTTGAATTCATGGATAGCTTTTAGATCTTTCTCCCCGAGTACAGGCAGATCATCCATACCATCCATGTGATAGTTCTTATCGAAGTGCCATTGATATCCCTCGCTTGGGACGATCATGACATAGCCGCCATCCCCTCTTACATCCAGCTTGTTCTTACCAGCACTGTTCCTGACCGTAAAACTCCCAACGGAATACAGGTAATGTGAGCCACCTCTTGGTGTTGTCTGCTTGAGTGGAGTACGGCTGATCGCACCCTCATCAACCCACTTAACACTCTCATCACTATCCGCATCAACCACTACAAAGTTAATGCCAGTGATCGCTGCCCAGTTCGCTTGAGGATATTGTCTGTGCCACTGCTCAATCTCATCATGAGAAGGCTGTATCTTTTGGTAGTGCTGCCACTTCACACGCGGAGTCTTAGCCCAACGTGACTGTAATTCTTGTTCAGAATCAAAGGGATGGCGTGACCTGAAATACTTCGGGGCCACTTCTAATGGTGATCCACATGGGATCAAATGGAAGCCATGCTCCCACAAATAAAACAGTAACTCTTCTTTAGCTTCTGGCGATATCTCGCTTTGGTTCTCTATCGGTAGAACAAATGACATTCTTATCCCCTGACTGGCACACCTTTTCTTTTTTCTAGCGGCCTACTTTTTGTTTTTGATCGATCCTCTGGTATCGCAATGGTGCTATGGATCTCGCTGGCTGGCCCATAAATAGACTCCCAGTCCAGCCGTCCATCAGACATATGCATGAAAAGCTTCGCTAACTTTACAGATGGAGATCGATTGAGTAAACGATACTGACTGATAGATCCTTTAGGTTTGCCAGTTCTCCTGGCTACCTCCTCATCGCCTAGTTCCCATATCCAATCTGCTAATGTAACTTTATTCATAAAACCTCACCTGCCAAACCTTGCACTACCGTGACCTGTCGAACCGAAACTGAACCAATCCAAACGTGCCTGACCTGCCTCACCCTAACCGACCTTACCCCAACGCATCATAACGGACCTAATCTTGCCGTACCCAACCTGCCAAACCTAACCTCGCCGCATCCAAACGCATCTGACCATGTCATAACTCGCCTTACCTGCCAGACCAGACCGCATCCAGACCAAGTCAATTTATTTTTTGAGAAACAAATTAATTGGTTCCAAGACATCAGAAAGCTCAGTCAATGCTTTGTACTTGTTGTGAAATGCATTAAGTTCTTTTCGGGCAGTTTCAATAATTATCTCTCTGCCTTCAGGATCTTTAAGCATGTCAAAGGTATTGAGCCAAAACCGTTTTGATTTATCATTACATTCCAAGTTAACCCGCTGGAATAAACGAATCTCTGTAGGTTCTGTTTGATCATCGTTTAACTTCTCAGTAACCACCACCAAAGATCGCTTGATCTTCTTCTCTGTATTCAATCGATACTTGTCACCAGCTACTGCGTCATCCCATTCAAAGTCATTGTGTAAAACAGACTTAGGATTTCTAGCATGCGCTACTAAAGAGCCATCGGGGGCGTAACCCCCGTGGCGCTT